CGATAGTCCAGAATGACCCCGCAGTCAGGGTGGCCACAGAACATGGCGCGACCCACGGCGCACTTGAATGCGTCCCGTTGAATCAAATCGAATGCGGATTTCACAGCGCCACCCCTTCCTTGAAATGGCGGGCACCGGTACCGTGCACGGGGATATGGATTGAACGGACACCCGAACGGGAACCGGCGCAGGCTAGGCAATCGGCGCAGGGTGTTCCGACTCGGTCACTGGCGCATAGCGTCTCAATCGTGTGGTGATCGAGGTCGGGGGTCACGCGAAAGGTGCTCCAGCCCATGGACCGGGCAATGAGGAGCTCTGCAGCAGTGTCCACACTGGCCATCAATAGTTGCTTCCAACCCTGCAACGAGGGTTTTCTCCACTGGTGGGTGTAGCCTGTCCATCCGGAGGAAGCGCCGGCAATGGCCAGCGCAAGGCTAAGAGGGAGATGCGTGGGGTCCCCGTAGGCTCCGAAGCGAACTTTCCGGCCTGCGAAACACTCGAGGCTGCGCAAGGGAGAGTATCGGCCCGATTTCCACGCTTTCCAAACACCCTGCGGAGCCTGCCCGGGATTTACGTAGCATGTCCTTTCCACACCGAAGCGACCGTTTTCTTCGTGCCCGCGATGGACGCAATTGCCACAAATCAAACGGTCCAATCCCGTTCGAATTGCTTCGGTGGGCGAAACGGATTTGACCAGAATCCAGATTTGAATCATGTCGCCGGTTTTCCGGTTGTCACTGGCGGTCTCGAAGCCCGTCGCGATGATGACTCGATCGCGATCTTCGTGGAGAATGAATCCGTTCATTGGGAACCCCCGATCCAAAGGGATTGTTCCCAGAGTCCGTTGAGGACAATTAAAGTGATGATCGCGAGCCAAAGAAGGGCCGCGAGGATTCGTTTTGAGCGTGGTTTCATGGTGTTTTGAATGCCCCCATATCGGAGAGCGTGGAGGGAGTAAGCCAAAGGAGACGCATCTTGTCAACACCGGTTCACATTTATTTCAGGGTGGTTCACTTTATGGGGCAAAGTGAATCCATGGCCAGGAAGACAGAAACGAAGGAAATTACGGTCGCGGAGAAGCCCAAGGCTAAGATTGGGAGACCCGAAAAGTCCGTTTCTTCCGAACAGAAAAAAATAGCCTTACGTGCTGCGTACCTCGGGATGCCTGAGGACCGGGTCGCTGTTCTGTGCGGTTTCTCCTGTGGGAACCCTGCGGGATGGGGCGCTTACTTGTCCCGCCATCCAGAGTTCAAACGTGAGCTTGAGAGCGCCAGGGTGATTGGAGAAGTGGAAATGCAAGGAAGGGTTCTGGATGCGGGCAACGGATGGCAAGGCTCCGCTTGGTTACTGGAGAGAACCCGAGGCTACGTAGCTCGCGCTCAATTGGAACACACTGGTAAAGGAGGGAAGGAGCTTTCAGTATCCGGTGCCCTACTCGGAGCCTTCGGAGGGGGGAAGTAACACCACGGGGGGACCAGGACCCCCAAGAGGGGGGTGGGTGTTACCTATATACCCCCTCCCCGTCCCACACCAAATTTTATGCCTGTCAAGCAAATTAAGCGCAAGAAATCCCCTTCACTTGGAATGGGTTCTCACATCCCTGCGTGGAAGCAGCGCAAGCTATTGGAGGAGGCTCAGCAGCTTAAGAACTTCCCCAAGATGATGCTTGGCCTACGTGAAACCTACCCCTGGCAGGAGGCGGTGTTGGGGGCGTTGAACGAGAAGCACTCGAAGGTGGCGTTGAAAGCTGCGAACGGCTCTGGCAAGACGAGCATGGTAGCGGCGAGCGCGGTGGTATGGCACATGCTCCGCTGGCCGGGGAGCTTGGTGGTTTGTACCGCTGGTGTGTACCGACAGGTGGCCGACGCTCTGTGGCCTCATCTGAGGAAGATGATCAATGGCTTGGGAGGGGAGGAGAATGGATTCTCGATCAAGGATGGCGAGATCCGGTATGTGTACCCGAAGAAGGTGGACGGCCAAGAGCTGATCAGCCGGTGTATTGGGTTCTCAGCCAGCAACCCGGAGAAGGCGGAGGGCTGGCATGTGCAGGGTCCGAGCAATGACTTGATGTACATTGTGGATGAGGCGAAGGCGGTTCCGGACGGGATATTCCAGTCGATGGAGCGGTGCCAACCGACGCGGACTCTGCTGATGAGCAGTCCGGGTGGCAGCTCCGGGTACTTCTACGATGTATTCCGGAGGAATGACGGCAAGTGGCAGACCTTTACCGTTACCGCTTACGACTGTCCGCATATCCGGAAGGAGTGGATTGATGAGCAGATGGCCCGCTGGGGAGAGGGTCATCCATTGGTGCGCTCGATGATCTACGCGGAGTTCATGGAGGATGACGGGAGCCTGACCGCGGTGAAGACGGCTGACTGGCAGAAGGTTGTGAGTGGCCCACCCAAGGAGGATACGGAGGGGCACCGGTTGACCGCGGGCTGCGACTTCAGCGCCGGCGGGGATGAGAGCGTGATGGTGGTGCGCCATGGGAACACGGTGAAGGGTCTGATCCGCTGGCGGGACAAGGACACGATGGCCAGTGTGGGGCGGTTCATCAGTGAGTTTCGCAAATGGAAGCTGAAGGCCGAGGACATCTACGCGGATGTGGGTGGCATGGGGGTTGTCATGTGCGATGCGCTCCGGGCGGAGGGCTGGGATGTGCGGCGGGTGAACTTCGGGGAGCGGGCCATCCGGGATGATCAGTTCGTGAACCGGGCGGCTGAGATGTGGATCGAGTTCGGGCGGATGGTGGAGGAGGGGAAGGTGAACCTGGGACCGGTCGGGACGGATGAGGTATTACTCCAGCAGTTCGTGAGCAGGAAGGTGCGGACGAACGGGAAGGGGAAGCTGACGCTGGAGGGGAAGGATGAGCTGCGGGCGAGGGGGGTGAACAGTCCGGATCGGGCGGATGCGATGGTATTGGCCTTCTGTGGTGGTGGCGGGAAGCGGATGGACGAGTACATGAAGGCGCTGGGTGATGATGGGCGGAGCCTGCTGGAGCGGATGGAGGATGAGCTTGGAGCGATTGAGCCGGAGGGGGTTGCGCTTGCTGGTTGCGAGGTAGGGGGATAAAGGAGGGGAGGACATTTATGATGAGCGATAAACAGCGGAATGCGTTGCAGGGGCAGATTGTTGAGGCCGTGGGCCAGCGGAGCCCGTGGGAGCTGCGGCAGACTCGGTGGTATGAGTTGCGCCATCATGGTCTTCGCCGGACGAACAAGCCCTGGCCGAAGGCCGCGGATCTGCATTGGCCGCTGATCGATACCGCGATCGAGAAGCTCAAGCCGCTATTCCTCCAGCAGGCGCTGGGGATGGATGTGGTGGCCAGCTTTGTGCCGATGAGGCAGCAGTTGAACGCGTACACGAAGGTGGCGGAGGACTGGTTCAATTATAAGATCCGGGAGAAGACCAACTTTACTGACGAGGTCCTCTCCTGGGTGGATTACACGCTGATGAGCGGGCGCGGGGTGATGAAGTGCTTCTGGAATCCGGGTGATAAGCGGGTGGGGTTTGAGGCGGTGGACCCGATGTATTTTGTGGTGCCGGCGTATACCACGGATTTGCAGGATGCGGACTGGGCGGTGCATGTGATGCCGATGAGTGTGCCAGCGTACAAGCGGATGGCTGGCCAGTTTGGCTGGAAGTGCGATTCCAAGACGATTGAGAAGATCCGGGGTAACCCGCAGCAGGATGACAATATCCCAGGGGCAGCGACCGAGGATGATGCGAAGCAGTTGCGCGAGGGTATCACGTACACCAACAACACGGATGGTGTGATTGTCTGGGAGGTGTACCGGAAGCGGGATGACGGGGTGTGGGAGGTGTATCTGTATAGCCCCGCGGCGGTGGATCTGGATCTGCGGGATCCCATGGAGCTCCCGTATGACCATGGCCAACTGCCATTCATCGATTTCCCCTACGAGATCAAGGACAAGGGATGGTTCAGCCCACGTGGAGTGTGCGAGATCCTGGCTCCGTTCGAGTTGTCCATGACCTCGATGTGGAACCACAAGCATGATGCGATGACGCTGTACAATCGCCCGCTGTTCCGGGCGGAGCGGGAGTTGCCCAATAGCATCAACCTGCGGTTCCAGCCGGGTCAGATTCTCCCGTACGGGGTCGCTCCGGTGCAGATGCCGCAGCCGCCGGTGAGCTTTGATCAGGAGCTGAACCAGACCCGTGCGGTGGCTGAGAACCGGATCGGTAGCCCGGATTACGCGATGGGCAGTGTGATGAGCGGTGGAAGCGATCGGAGGACAGCGACCGAGATCCAGAGCATCAACGCGCAGGCCATGCAGAGCGGGGATCTCCGGGCTCGGCTGTTCCGCATGGCACTGGGCAAATTGTACCGGCAGGCGTGGGGCTTGTATGTGCAGTATGATTCCAAGAGCCTGCGGTACCGGTTTGCGGAGGACTCGCTGGAGGCGGACCCGATTGCGTTGCACGATCAGTACGAGCTGGAGCCGAAGGGTGGAATGGACATGGTGAGCCGGCAGATGATGGTTCAGCAGGCCATCAACCGGAAGCAGTTGTTCATGAACTCGCCCTGGGTGGATCAGGTAGAGCTGGACAAGAGCATCATGGAGCTGGACGACCCGAGCCTTGTGAAGCGGTTGCTCCGGGATCCGGGCCAGAAGGCGGCGGACGAGCTGGAGGACGAGACCAAGACGATCCCGACATTGCTGGTTGGTATTCCGGTGCCGGCCAAGCCGGGTCAGAATTATGCGGGTCGGATCGGGGTGCTGATGCAGTACCTGAATGGTGCGATGCAGCAGGGCCAGCAACTGAGTCCGGTGAGCCAGAACGCGTTTATGATGCGGATCGATAGCCTTCTCCAGGGCTACGAGCAGGTGGCTACGAACGAGGCGCGGAAGCTGCGGAAGGAGATCCAGAAGTTCTTCGAGA